TATATATATTTTCGGGATACTCAGGTTCAGGTTCAGGTTCAGGTTCAGGTTCAGGTTCTGGTTCTGGTTCTGGTTCTGGTTCTGGTTCTGGTTCTGGTTCTGGTTCTGGCTCCGGTTCTGGCTCCGGTTCTGGTTCTGGCTCCGGTTCTGGTTCTGGCTCCGGTTCTGGTTCTGGCTCCGGTTCTGGTTCTGGCTCTGGCTCTGGCTCAGGTTGTGTTGTAACTAGGGGTAATACATTTTCTTGAAATTGTCCTATTATGTTTCCAGGTGGAGTTGTGTTCTGAGTCACATCAACTATTCGTGTTTGTGGATTATATGAATAACCCATACCAAACGTAGTAGTTGATTTCCATACCAAACACGTAAAATGCCCGGTTCCTGGAGAATATCCAGGATTATTGAAATTATATAATTTAATTTCATCGTACCATAAGTCTATACTCTTCTTTATTAATTCCATCATATTATTACCTTGACCTTGAAAATATGCTAAGTTCTCTCCATATCTTTGGTCGTTACTGTGTTGAAACAAATTATTAGCAACAAGATAATATGAATAATCTTGTGCAAATTTTGCTATTGTATCATCCCATTTCCACGGTGGAGAACCGTGACGTGACCTATATTCGTTTACATAATTTGTAATTTCATCTTGTTGTTCTTGTGTTATGATTGGTTGTTCTATTGACATTTATTATATATTTTGGCTACATTATATCATCCTAAATGTTTTTATTTATATGGGGTTTGTTACCATAGTTACAGTTGTATATACAATTACAGAAAACTAAATACAAATTTTATAAATACACATTCGTAAAAAATTGATTTTAACGACTATAATAATCTAAAAGTAACAATTCAATAACTATATTCAATTATTATGGAATACGAAGACGACGACTATGCAAATTTCCTAGATGTTGATGACAATGATATATTTATACGAAAATATTCTGATGATAACATACCAATATATAACAAACGATTATCGCCATCTCCAGATATTATAAATAAAAAACAAAATTATCATACATATAATCAGAATAATCTATATCCATTTAATATGATATGCGTGTCGCGCATACAACTATGTTACATAATACCTATATCAGTAATAATATACATTATATATTATCGTATTATTCATTACCATTAATATAATTATAGAGTAGAGTGTCTGGATTATGATTATGGATTTCTCCACATACTAATGACATACTTTCATACATTTTACGCAATACATCATTTGGAGTTATTGACCCTATACGGATTAGTCCGTGTTTTATTAAATACTTTTTTACATCTTGTATAGGGGTTTGTTTCAATAACTGTTTTTGAGTTGAAACACGATTTCTTAATGTTTTATTTGAAACTAATACAGATACCTTAGGTGCTACAGACGACCTACCTACTTTGTAAGTCCTTCGCAAAGTTTTTTTTCGCCTTAGCTTTTTGGGTTTATTATTTGATAATTTATTTAATACATCATTTCGTTGTTTTAATTCACTCATTCGTTTCATACCATCATTAATTTTTGTCTCAATAATACTAGGTGTATTGCTCTCGTTCTTTTCATATATGGAAACCGGAGATGGTTGAGATATCGTAGTATTATTAGTAACATTTGGTATATTAGAATTCAATGGTACATTACTACCAACTTGGATTGTAGGACGATTATTTTGAGTTTTATTAAGATAATTCCTATATGTTGGTAGATTTCCATTTTTTAAACAACCATACTTAGGTGACGCACTCATACTATCGGACGACGGTTGTTGTGTGATTGGTGGGTCGGTTGACGGATATCTCCTCAATGTAGTATTCTTAGGAACATTCATTTCATGTTTTTTTACCAGTCTATCCAAATACGCGCGCGAAGAATTATCAAAGTCAGAATTAAATTTATCCACATTATTATTTTGTGCGTGTGGGGGCGATTGTGTTGATTGGGTCGGTTGCTGATTATTTGAGTATAGTCTTTTATATCTATCTTCTTGTTGTTTTCGTATCATATTCAATAGAGATTGTTTTCGAAGCGTTTGTTGTTTTTTATTAGCTGGATTTTTTACCCGTATTTTGTCTTGGGGATTTTTTTTGGGTTGAGTTTTTTTAGTTTTATTATTGGGATATGTAAATTGGTCCATATTTATTGATAGTATTTTCTTATCACTCATCTATAATTTCGTTTTAGTATAATTACTAATACGAAAAGAAATATCCAGTCATAACTAATATTATTATTCCCTAAACAATATATTTGTTACACATATAAAGATGAAATAAACAAATGTTCTTTATGTTCCTTGTTTGCTAACAGTAATTTCAACCCAGTGTCTAGGTCATTTCTTGTGATTTTCTTTCGAAGATCTTTATGTTTACCATATATACGTCGTCCATGACATATTTTTACATATGTCAATAATATTTCTATATCCCTTCCATAACTTGTAAGGTGTTCTTTATTTGCGTGAAACCATTTCTCGGTTACCACACTATCATCTATTAATTGCCAATCGGCTGATACTACTTTTCGTTTAAATATTTGCATTAATTCTTTTGGAGAATATGTATCTATTGAAAATCGCCATATAAATCGTGATTTTAATCCTTGATTTGCTTTAAAAAATGTATTATTTAATTCATCTTCATATCCAGCTATGATTACCATTAATTCGTCTTTATGATTGCTAAGTGATTCACATAATGTATCCAAACATTCCTTTGAAAACGAATCGTCGTGTTCTCGACTTGCCAATGAATATGCTTCATCAATAAACAAAACGCCACCAAGACTTTCATCTATTATTTTTTTCGTCTTAATAGCTGTTTGACCTAAATACCCTGCTATTAAATCGCTGCGTGTAATCTTCTTAAATGTATTATTTTTTAAAAATCCCATTTTAGAATACATTGTTCCAATTATTTTTGCAATTTCAGTTTTACCTGTTCCAGGTGGTCCATAAATAACCGTATGTTTATAATCACCACCAGACGTATTATTATGCAATCCTTGTATAAAATATAATAATTGGTCTAATATTGATTGTTTTAATAATGATAACCCTACCATTTCATTTAACATAACAAGTTCATCCTTAATCTTATGAAGAGATTCCAAATCAATATTGTATTCCGTGTCTTCTTTGTATTCATACGTATTTAATATACCTATTAAATCTTCTATTGTGTTTATCTCTACATCTATAGCTTCTTCTTTCGTTTTCATTAGAATAATATTATTTGGTAAAGTATCATTATTTAAAGAAATATCCATATTACTCGGTTCATTCACTTCTCTACTTTTAACTGGATTCATTGAAAATACCGGACTAACATATGTATTACTGTTTATCGGTTTATAATCACAATTTATTCTAGGCACATCTTGTATATTCATATTATTATAATTTGTTCGTATCGATTGTCTTAATATTTCATATTCCCCAGTAACTATGCTTTCATTCATTGAATAGTTATCTATAAAGTTTATGAAATTTGTATATTTATTATCGGTCATTTGTACAATATACCTTGTAATGTCTATATTCTTTACTTCAATCAAATAAAAAATTGAAAATTGCGTAAACGTTATATTATAGATAATTTCCATAATAATGAAGTGTAACTTCGACTCCGCCGTATCTTCAAATAATCCACAAACTATGAATGTCTTATGTGATACACTTAAATCTTGCAGCTTATCAACTGAAAGTGACAATATAAAAGCTATTATTGAAGCTGAGAATGAACAAATTGATAAGAAGATTAAGCATATGATTTCAAAGATCACCCCAGATGAATCTAAATTACTAGAACATCTGGGAGATTATACCGAAGAACCATATAATCTCATTGAATCTTATTTTGACGGGAAGCATCTTGAACGTTTGGTTAGACACCAATTAGAATCATATAATAATTTTGTAAACTTTCAAATACAAAAAACTATCCAAATGTTTAATCCGGTAGTAATTCGCTCTGAACACGATTATAATGAAAGTAAAGACAAGTATTTCCTTGAAGTTTTCATTAACTTTACAAACTTTAAGTTATATCCTCCGCAGATTCACGAAAACAACGGAGCTACTAAGACAATGTTGCCTCAAGAAGCTAAACTTCGTAATTTCACATATGCGTCAACTATGACTGTTGATATCAACATTAAGTATGTGATACGCAACACTGAGAATATGGATACTCCTAAGACAATTGAAAAAATTATACCTAAAATCAACATTGGTAAGTTACCTATTATGTTAAAGTCTTCTATTTGTGTGCTTACCCAAAACCCACATATTAGTCACCAGCAATCAGGAGAATGCTCTATGGATTGTGGTGGATACTTTATTATTAAGGGTTCAGAAAAAACTGTTCTGGGACAGGAACGCGCAGCCGAAAATCGCATATATTGTTTTGATGGTAAGAATACAACCAAATGGAACTGGACGGCTGAGATTAAATCAGTACCCGATTATAAATGTATTTCTCCCAAGCAGATTGAGATGATGATTGCAAGTAAAAATAACGGATTTGGTAATGGCATATATATATCTATTCCGCGTATTAAACAGCCCATTGAATTATTTGCGGTATTCCGTGCGTTAGGGATTATGACGGACAAGGATATTTGCGATCATATATGTCTTGATATTAATGACCCCAACTCACAAGATATCGTCAGGTTTCTACAGGCATCGGTTATTGATGGTAATAAATACATGACACAAGAAAGTGCGATGGAACATATTACTACATACGCCGCATATACCCCAATCAATATGGACAAAGAAACAGGACAACGTAAAAAGCAAGAATTCGCAAAAGAAGTATTAGATTCGGATTTGTTTCCTCATTGTCAAACCACAAGTCAAAAATTATACTTACTTGGATATATGGCTAAGAAACTAATCAAGACCAGCCTTGGATTGTTTAAAGAGGATGACCGAGATTCATACACAAATAAACGTATTGAATTGACCGGAACTTTGTTAAATAATCTATTCAGAAACTATTTCAATAAACTTGTAAAAGAAATGCAAAAACAAATTGTTCGTGAAATTAATAATGGTTCATGGCGTTCTATGGATGACTATCAAAATATCATTAATACCACAAATATTTATAAAATTATGAAATCAACTACTATTGAAAATGGCATTAATCGCGCATTATCTACTGGTGATTTTAGTATTAAACAATCAAATAGTAGCAAAGTTGGTGTAGCACAAGTGTTAAATAGACTTACATATGTATCCAGTTTAAGTCATTTGCGTAGAATTAACACGCCTCTTGAAAAAAGTGGTGAATTAATTGCTCCCAGAAAATTACACAATACTACTTGGGGGTTTCTGTGTCCGGCAGAAACACCAGAAGGTCAATCTATTGGTATTGTCAAAAACATCAGTTATATGGCGCATATTACCATACCTACGAATAGTGCAGCGTTATATGAATATGTTGAACCTTATATCAATTCGGTTAATAATATTGATTCAAAAGATATGCTTGGGAAAGTCAAAGTATTTATTAATGGTTGTTGGGTTGGAACTGCTCCTGACCCTATCACATTATATAATGACATGAAAGAAAAGAAGTTTAAAGGTATTATCAATATTTACACGTCTATTATCTTTAATTATAACACTCTTGAAATTCGTATATGTAATGAAAGTGGAAGACTCACACGACCGGTTCTACGAGTCAAAAATAATAAGGTGTTAATTACAAACGATATTATTAACAGACTTACAACCAAAGAATTATCTTGGAATGACCTATTGACAAATTGTAAATTAGACGAGTCGGTAATTGAATATATTGACCCAGAAGAACAAAACTTCGCTATGATCGCAATGAAAAGTAAAAACAACTATCTACACGATATTAACGCATACTTTCAATATACGCATTGTGAAATTCATCCTAGCACCATATTTGGAGTATTGGCGTCGTGTGTTCCTTACCCAGAACATAATCAAGCGCCTAGAAATACTTATCAATGTGCTATGGGTAAGCAAGCTATGGGAGTATATGCTACTAATTACGACCAGCGTATGGATAAAACCGCATATGTATTAAATTATCCTACACGCCCCCTAGTAGATACACGTCTAATGAATTTTATCCATCTTAATCAAATCCCTTCTGGCACACAAATTCACGTAGCAATTATGACACATACCGGCTATAACCAAGAAGATAGTGTATTAATTAACAAAGGCTCTCTTGATAGAGGATTATTCTTGGCTACGATTTATCACACAGAGAAAGATGAAGATAAGAATATTATTCGCGATGAGATCATTCGTTGTCAGCCAGACCCCGCTAAAACGAAGGGTATTAAGTTTGGAAATTATAGCAAACTTAATTCTAGTGGATTTATTCCTGAAAACGAGTTAGTTGAAAACCGAGATGTTATTATTGCTAAGACTGTACCAATTAAGGAAAATCGTAATGACCCAATGAAAACAATTAAATATGAAGACCAAAGTAAAACCTTCAGAACTACTGAAGAAACCTATATTGATAAAAATTATACTGGTCGCAATGGAGATGGTTACAATTTCGCAAAAGTTAGAGTGCGTGCTCTTAGAAAACCTGTTCTTGGTGATAAATTCAGTTCTAGGCACGGACAAAAGGGTACAGTTGGTAATATTATTCCGGAATGCGATATGCCATTTACAAAGGACGGTCACAAACCCGATATTATTATTAATCCTCACGCTATTCCATCCAGAATGACTATCGGACAATTAAAAGAAACTTTACTTGGAAAAGTACTATTGGAACTCGGTATGTTTGGTGACGGAACCAGTTTTGGTAATCTTGATGTAGCAACGATTGCTAAGGAACTACAAAATCTTGGATATGAAAGTTATGGCAATGAACTATTATACAATGGACTAACCGGCGAACAGCTTGAAACCAGCATTTATATTGGTCCAGTGTTTTATCAAAGATTAAAGCATATGGTTACTGACAAACAACATAGTCGTTCTATCGGTCCTATGGTGAACCTAACTAGACAACCTGCTGAAGGTAGGAGTAGAGATGGTGGGTTTCGCATAGGAGAAATGGAAAGAGATGTTATGATAGCACACGGAATTTCCCGTTTCTGTAGAGAAAGAATGTATGATGTTTCAGATAAATATAGCACACACATTTGTAACAAATGTGGAATGATAGCAGCGTTTAATGACGGAAAGAAAAACAGGATGTATGACACTGCCGACTTTAGCGTGCATACTTGTAACACGTGTGATAATCACTCAGACTTTTCAAAGGTAGAGATACCCTACGCATATAAATTAATGTCGCAGGAATTACAAACTATCAATGTTGTTCCAAGACTTATTACAGAAAAATAACTTATAACTTATAACAAAACCATTAAAATATTATTATATATTTTTTATTGTGTTTGTTTTCGTATAGTTTTGTCTCCACCTAATACAAAACTGTAAATGATTGATGATAATTTACCACGTGTTGAAGATGGGTCAAATATCAATGATTCACGTCTCTCCAATGAATTTAACGGTATATCGTTCTCTAACTATAAAAAATTAAAAGTCAGAAATAACTTTATTGAAAATATGATTAAGGGTAAAATAGAACCGGCTTGTTATTGGTGCTGTGAACTAATATGCGCGGGTCATTTTATGGATGTTTGGGAAAATATACTCCATTATGCTGGAAAACATATACATATAGGCAATCCAAAAATTATTATTTATCTTGAAAAAAGATTCTTATTGTTTCAAAGTATCATTAATGAAGATGATATACCCAGCCCACATCACTTACGAAATCATACTACTATACGAAGGATGTTTGCTGAAATCGTTGCTACACTTACGTTATCTAACAGAAAACATAGTTTTGAACCTATACGTATCAAGCGCAAAGAAGAATTTGATATGACACAGATTTCAGATAGATTGCACGCACCATCTACAGAATATGCTAATGATATTTTAAAAAAGAAAGACCCTAAGGAACTTTTTATACCTATTAATGAATTCTCGTATCATTTATCCAATGATAAAAAAGATACAATTAACGCATGCTATTGGATTGAATGGCTTCTTGAATTCTCTATTGTGTGCAATAGTAATAAATGCCCGTGTGTATGTCAATCTAGAGAGGATAATCCAGTTGAACCTAAATATCAAACGAATGTCGTATGGATATTATGGGACGTGTTATTTTATCATTGCTATGAACTTGGTAATAAATATATTGAAGCTTTATTAAACTCACTACATACCCTTTTTTGTATTAAATATACTACTGGAACAAACAAGCGAAGACGGTATTTACTATATTTTGCAGTAGCATTGTTAACTGAAGAAATACCCAATGATATTGAACTTATGCCAGATAAACCTACAATCAAGGCAGTATGTGATAATATCAATCTTGTTTACAAACAAGTCAAGAAGAAAGAACAGAAACCTACAACAGACTACTTATTCGCAAATATTGAAAAAGAAACATCATTAACCTTGTCTATGCAGAAAATGGATTTAGTAAACTCTACGAATATCGCATAAAGTAAATAATATCCATAGTATATAAATGGTCAAGGATACTCTTGGCGCATCAACCGTCATCGGACAAGGAACGTATGGATGTGTTCATAAACCTCAATTGAAATGTAAAGACAAGGCACGTAAGGATGATACCACTGTATCTAAACTGATGACACGTAAAAACGCAAATCAAGAACTTGGTGAATATGATCTCATTGATTTCGCTGATGAAAAACAAGAATACTATTTAGGTATTCCGGATGATTGTAATGTTGATGGTAAAAACGCAGCGAATCTTATGGCTATCGCAAAATGTAGGGATTTTGAAGCTAACCAAGTTCAAGATTATAAACTATTATTGATGAAATATGGCGGAAAAGACCTAGACATTTTTGGTAAAGAAGTAAAATCGTGGACAAAAACTCCTGAAAATGTTAAGAGTATAGAATTATTTTGGTTAGAAGTTAGTCGATTATTTCGCGGACTTAATGCGTTTAAAAAGAATGGTATCGTGCATCATGACTTAAAACACCAAAATATCGTATATAATCAAACAACTAACCGAATTAATTTTATTGATTTTGGATTCATGACCGATAAAACAAACATTATTAATACATGTAAAAAATCGGATTACTGGCTAGCTCGGAATCATCATTGGTCGTTTCCAATTGAAATTGTTCTATGGAATAAACGAACATACGCCCGATATGCGAAAGGTACTGTATCCAAAATAGCAAAGGATTTTGATTCTGTGTCAAAAGACATATCTAAACAAATTGGATACTTTTTTAGCTGTATTACCGAGCACACGTCAGGCACGGCCGAATATAATAGTCTTACCAGGAAAATGATTAGACATTTTTTTAATTTATCGATGAGTCTTACTAATTACGATTATAATACATTTCTGAATAAATCGATTGACACCGTTGATAGTTATGGAGTTGGAATCGCATTGATGTTTATGTTAAGGAAATCCGCACATCTATTAGATGGTGGGTTTTTAACGAGAGCCCTTGGTTTGTTTAAAAAAATGATTCATCCAAACGTACATTTACGATATGATACTGATATGTTAATGAATGAGTATGAAGACATACTTAGCGAACAAGGGATGTTGAACCGACATAATATGCGATTTGAGAACCATCGTTTAGTTTCTGGTATTGAAATTCCTTCCGTTATTGAAACAACAATTAATCGTATTATAAATGATACTAGTCAGGTTTCGAAAAAAGATTTGAAAACAATTCAGGTTAATGATGAACCTATGCGAATTTGCCCTCCTGGAAAAGAATATAAACCTACTACAAAAAGATGTGTGAAAACCTGTAAAACTGGGTATGGTCGTAATACTAACTTCAAATGTGTTCGTGATAAAACACGTAAGGCCATTAAATCGTGCCCTACCGGTAAAGAACTTAATCCGGATACCAATAAATGTAGAGCTCTATGCAAACCTGGTAAAATACGCAATGACAAAAATAGATGTGTCAATCTGAAATACAACCCATTCGCATCCGACAAATAAATTGTACGGTGGTATAATAATAATAATATAAATATTTTTATTATCAAATTACCAAGGGTTTAAAAAGCAGATCCAAAAGAACCACCTAAAGCACCATTCGCCGCCATAGGACCGAATGACATACCCATATCTTGGGGAGGGGCTTGGTTTTGTTGTCCCATATCAGGTCTAGCCGTTGCTACAGGGGCTGGAGGGAAACTACCTCCTTGCATCTGGCTGTTGTCTAAGTTATCTGCCTGACTTGGTTGGTGCATTGTGTGTTGAGATACGCGAACGTTTTGTTTTACATTCTGCTTGGTCTCTTCGGTGGAAGGACCATTCCAAAGTTCAAGCACGCGGTCAAATAGAATGTTTACTTTAAGACCTAACTTTGTCTGAATGCTTAACACAATAATTAAGAATGCCAAAATTACGTTTGTCAATGTTAAGTTCTCATACTTAAATCCACTGTAAGTTGGGAAATATGTGATAGCGCGATGAATAATGATAGCACCACAGAACATTATTGTCAATTGAATGAAGATTTCGGCTAAAAGTTCTAAAGCTGACTTCTCAGGATCCGCCTCGGGGATGAAACGTTGAACCATTTTATTCAACATTACTACTGGAACCACGCCCATTGATGAATACTGGATTACGTTCAATAATTCAGCTTGTCCCTCCTCTGTTGTGGAAAATACGTGAGATAAAAAAGTCTTCTTTGTTAAGTCTGAGTCGTTTATTATTTCCATTAAAGATATATACATTTCACATAGAAAAAGATATTGATGTAATGTAGGTTTATTTTTGAATTTATATACTTTTTATGTAAAGGATATAAAAAAATTATCATACTATTACTTGTGTAAGTTATTTACACAATGTGTGTTTCCTGGTTTAG